ATGAAACACAAGTTTTTGCCTCAAAGTATGTCAAGAAAAGGAAATAGTTTAGATAATGGATTAATGGAATGTTTCTTTGGATTATTAAAATCAGAAATGTTTTATGAACAAGAAGCAAAGTACAAAACACTGGAAGAATTAGAAAAAGCAATAGAAGATTATATATATTATTACAATAACAAAAGAATAAAGGAAAAACTAAAAGGATTAACTCCTGCTTCTTACAGAAGTCAATCCTTATTAGTAAGTTAAATTAAATTTGTCCAACTTTTTGGGGTCAGTACACAATAGCCCCTTTATTTTTTAAACAATAAACTTAAAAATAAATAACTAATCTTAACATATCAAAAATATTATATTAACATATCATAGAAGATAGAATTTATAGAAAAAACCTCACATTCTCAATTTCTCTAAGAGTTCAATAATTTTTTCTTTTTCTCCACTACCATTTGTTTTAAATCTCAATAGAGGAATTTCATATAGTTCTAATATATGATTCTTTAACAAATCTCGTGATACTTGTTTGCTCTCTTTTTTATGGTATTTATATCCATCAACTTCAATTGCTAACACAGGCTTCTTACTAATTCTATTATATATAAGAAAATCTACATGTGTTGCTGGATTCATCATATATTGATACTCCTGGTCATTTAAAAGTTCAGGATTCTTAATCAACATATTTAATTGAAAGTGACAAACAACATCAAGGCTTGCATATTTGTTATCAGAGATAATATCTTTTATTAATAAATACATTAAATTCTCTGAATCATATTCAGATATTTTTTTATGTTTCTGTAAATATGCTATTCTTTTTTCAGTGTACTGTTTATAAAGATAATCAAAAATAGAATAAATCTTGCTCTCTACAACATCAAAATTATTGTATTGAATATAATCCATCAAATCTGTTATGTTATATTCTTTTGTTTGTTCATTGCCAGTTACAACGAGTATTAATTTCTTTTTTGCTCTTGATACAGCAACATTAATTAAATATGGATCATCTGCAAAATCTGATATTTCATCATCTACAGTAGATATAATAATATTCTCTTTCTCTTTACCTTGGAATTTATGTACAGTAGAAGCATCAATATTTGTTATTTCTTTATTTAATGCTTCAACTTGATTTTTATAAGGTGTTATAATTCCACATTCTTTCGAGTTTAAAATATATTTAGGAATAATTTCATTTTTTATAACATCTATTTGACGTTGACTATAATGGTTACGCTCATGATTTCCTACTCTTGTTTTTACTACTGATAAAACATCTTTTTCACCTTTATCTGTTGTCATTATAATTAATTCACCACGATAGAATTTTTGGTTACAAAAATTAATTATTTTAGGGTGACATCTATAATGTTCTCGCAACAATACTTGTGTTACATTTGGTATAACATCCAAAATTGATTGCAGAAAACTTTTTGTATACTGATACCCTTCACTCATGTTAAAAGTGTCAAATATACCCTTTGCTTTATTTTTTATATCATTTGTAACAATATTAGGAAGTTGTTTGGTATCTCCTACAATAACGGCATTCCTTGCACTGGAAAGTGCTAATGCACCAGTTGCAATATCTACCTGTGATGCCTCATCCATAATAAGATAATCATACACTACATCTGAATTTAAACTATTTCTTGATGAAAATGTTGTACTCAATATTACTGGATATTCAGCTAAAACACTATATGGATCTTTCCATAAATTCTCCTTAGTGAATACTTTTCGTACATTATTTTTTTTATATCTTCTTGCTAATTTGTCTTTTAATATAATCATTGACTGATTACATAAATCCTCGAGCAAATTTTTATTAACACCATCTAAGTACTTCTCAGTATCTGCAATATCAGATAACAATTCTTCCTGCTTTACACGATAATATATATTTTGTAAAGTTATGATTATATTTAAATTTTTTTGTTTATAAATATTCCAATCTGTAACTCCATATTTAAAAAATGCCTTTATTTTAAACCAAAATCCTATTACCTTTTTATTTTCTAAAATTGTCTGACATTCCTGCCATAAATTTATCCAATGTTTTGAAGACAATTTTTTTTTGAACTTTATATTTTCTATGGAAATTTTTAATTTTTCAATATATTGATTAAAATATTCTTTTTCTGTAAGCAACTGTGAAAGTTCTTGTCTTAAACACGCCAGTTTTTCCTGTTTATCAAAAACAATTTTCAATTGATTGGATTGTTCTGCTATTTTCTTCTGTAAATCATTAGGATTTTCTTCTATTTTCCAAGATGAAAAATCTGGATAATTTGTATCCTGATCTTCAATAAATTTTTTTTTATTTTTAGAACTTCCTAATGTTGCTGCAATAAATCCCAAATTATACTTAGTAGAAGATAATTTTTCATATACATTTTCAGTTGCTGAATTATTATTTGATACTATTTGTACTGTTTTTCCTTGCATTAATATATTAGCAATAATATTTAATATTGTTTGTGTTTTGCCTGTTCCAGGTGGTCCCTGTATAACACTAATCTGTTTTTCCATAGCATTTTTTACAGCCTTATACTGACTATTATTGCAACCAAATGGAAAAATTGGGATATAATCATATTCTTTTTTATCAGTATTTATATCAGATGGATTTAAATACTTCGCTAATGCTACATCATTACTTACAAAAGATATATTTTTATACTTTTCTGCTAATAGCTTTTCACCAGTCTCTTCATTTTTAATATCATTCAAATTTGCAATCTGCTTTATATATTCAAATACATTTGCAGATTGACTTTGATTAAGGCAAGATTCAATAATATGTAAGTCGCTTTGGCAGTAATCTCTTTCACTGCCATCACCAAAACAAATATGCCAGTAAGATTCATCTTTTCCTTTAAACACATATATAGCTGTAATGTCAAAAAAATCTCGTCCTTCTTTGCTAACATGATACATGTTAGAATTTAATTCCTTAGGATTTTTTAACCATTCTACCTTTGAACATGCATATGAATATGTTTTTTCATTATTAATAAATTTGATATCCATCTTTTTGGTATAGTCATTATATATACATGAAAATATGTCAGATGTCTTTATTTCATCATTAATAATAATCATATTATATCTTGTATCCATTGTTCCTTCTCCTATTCCCACTCTATTTTATAAAACTTTTAGCACCTTGTTTTCTTTTGTTTTTACTTTATACAGTTTATAAAATCTACTTAAAAATTTTGTCTTTAAAATTTTTTAGAACCAAATTAGAACCACTCTAACCATTCAACACATCATTTAATCTATCTTCTGAACTAGGGCAAATATGACAGTAAATATTTAAAGTAGTTTGTACTTTTTCATGTCCTAATCTTCTGCTAAGGATAACAATATTTACTCCATTAGATAATAAATAACTTGCGTGGCTATGTCTTAAATCGTGAACTCTTATTCTTGGAACTCTTGCCTTTTTACAAGCAGCATCTAATTGTCTTTTTAAAGAATCTTTAGATAAATAAAATATTTTGTCAGTTTTATTAGGTTTATAAGATGTATTCCATAGATCCTTAATACAATTTAATACAACATCATTTACTGCAATAACTCTTCTACCTCTTGGAGTTTTTGGATCTGTTATTAATCTTTCTTTCTTTACTATTTGAAAATTTTTATTTATCATAATTGTTTTATTTTTAAAGTCTACATCTTCATAAGTTAGTGCTAAAAGCTCTCCTTTTCTCATTCCTGTCCAGAATAAAATGATATAAAAAAACTTATTTTCTTTATCTGTAACACAGTCTATCATTTTATTAAATTCTTGTAAAGATAATATTTGCATTTCATCAGCGTCTTTTTTTCCTATGCTTCCAGCAGTATGACAAGGATTTTTATCAAGATTATGAAATCTTATAGCATAGTTAAATATAGCTGTTAATTGATTATAGATATTTTTTAAATATGTTTTTGAATATTCCATTTTAAGTAAATCTGTTTGCCATTTTCTAATATGAATTGGCTTTATATCCTTAACTTTCATTTTTTCAAAGAATGGCAGAATTTTAGTATTAACTATATATTCTTTTGTTTCCATAGTTGTTTTTTTAATTCTACTCTCCATATCATTATGATAAAGTGAATATAAAGATTTAAAGGTCATCTCAATAGAAAATTGGCTCTGTGCTAAAAATTCTCTTTCAAATTCAAGGGCTTCTCTTTTAGTGTTAAAGCCTCTCCTGTGTTTCTTCCTCCTTTCATTCTTATAATCTGTATAATAAAACAGGGCTTCCCACTTCCCTGTTTTATAATCTTTATATGCTGGCATAATTACCACCAAGCCTTTCAAATAAATAGTCTTTTAAGATTTTTCCTCTTATGGTCCTATATCCTTTTGCTTTTAATTCTTCGTTAAGTTCTCTTATAATCTTACAAGCACAATCATATTCTAGCCCAGTTAATGCCATAACTTCTTGTGGGTTTATTAATATTTTGTCTTTTGGTATTTCCATTTTACCACCTCATACTTTAAATTTCAATTTTTATGCAATTTCAGTAGCATTATATATTAAGTTATCCATTTTCTTTCTCCTTGTTTTTTTCAGCTTTCAATTCATCTATTTCTTTCACTATATTATCAAACATTCTATATACATCATCTATTTCATTTTTTAAAGTTTTTATAGTTGTTATTAATTCTTCTATTTCACATTTTGATTGAGTTAATTTTTTATTTTCATACACAAGGACCAATTCAAATCCTTTTTCTGTTTGAATTGGTTTAATTTCCTTTAAAAAGAAATCGGTTTCAAACGCTATTTCAGATATAGTTTTTAAACTTTCAGATAATTCATAAGAATTTTTGTTGTTATACATATAAATTACAATATTATCTTTTTGGTTTCCTTCAAACAAAAATTTATAATTACGGCTCATAATTAGTTCCACTCCTTTCCAATTCTTTTCATATTTTTTTGCCACTTTTCCCAGTAGCAATTTAAAATGTCATAAGTCCTATAACCATATTGATTAGTTAAAACCATTAGATCCATTATCAAAAATTTAAAATAATCATAGTCAGTTCTTTCACCTTTTAAATAAAAAATTATATTTAGAATATTTAAGGTGTTAGGTTCTATGTATTCTGAAAAATCATTACTAAAATATTTATTAAGATTTTTTATTTGTAGAATAGATAAATTTTCATTATCATTACAATAATTAATCATTTGAGCTACAAAAAACCAAATATCTGTAAGTTCTTCAAGTTCTTTTTCTTTATTATAAGGCTTAGTTTTCCAAGTCTTATGGCTTTGTGGTGTCTCTTCATCAAATTCTATACATTCAGCTATCATAGATTTTTTTATATCTCCAAGTGTTCTTTTTCTAGAACTATGTATACTTTCATCTAAATGCTTTTGTAATTTTAATATATCTTCAAAATTTTCTGGTCTTTTAATCATATTTCTTCTCCTGTTAAATTTTGTATAAAAACTTTCAATGTTTCAAAATTTTCTACTTGTGTTCCAAACTTATCTTTTTCTCTTGTAAAATGAAAAAAATCATCACCATAATAATTTACATTTACAAAATCATCTCCAACCATATAACTTACAACTTTATCCAAATCTATTATAATTATTCTTTTATCTGTTGTTTTTATTTTTAAGTATTTCATTATCTCACTTCCTTATTAATTCTGGGTTTTCATAAATATTACCTATAATTTCACAACCTTGTGCAACAACATCAATTAAATCAAAAGAATACTCTTCAAAATCTTCCTCAAATTCTGCTCTATAACTTCCATTTTCAAAAATAACTTTATAAGGTTTCTCATCGTTTCCATTTGATAAAACATCTCCCTCATAAATTTCTTTTTCCCTCATATCCTTTAATCCTGTATATTGCATAAGTTCTATATCTTCAGTACTTACACCTAATACATCTTGTCCTCCTGCACTATTACCACGTAAATAATGAAGTTGTTTACAAAAAAAATCGGGTCTTGCATTATCAATCATTTCTTTTTTTTCTTTAAGCCAAGCTCTAAATTTAATCTCTCTCATTTTCTTCCTCCAAATCTTCTATCTTCTTTTTTAACTCTTGTAAACATTTATCACATATACTGATTATCGTACCTGCATTAGAGTTGTCTGCTCTAATTTCTAATACATTTGTATTATCAGTTCCATTACAAGAATTACATCTAGTAGCATAAATTTTATATCTTGTATTTTTATTTATTTCATTATTTTTTATTATTTTAATCATTTTCTCCTCCAATCTCTCCTGCTCTTACCTTAGCCCAGAATTTGTCTAATTCTTCTTTTACTTTTTGTGCTTCTTCTTTAGTTTTGAAGTAGTTTCCTTGTTCAAAAAAAATATCATCTACTTTCTTTTTCATTTCATTTGTATCATAAATTTCACATTTGCCATCTAAAAAATAATATACTTCACTTTCTTCTGCTCTCCATCTCTTAAGTATTCCATATTCTTCATTCACATAATCAACAAATTCTTTTATTTTATTTATTGTTTCTTCACAATAACAATAAATATCGTTATCTGATAGATAAATATCATCATATAGCCATATTATGCGTTCTTCTAAATCTGTTGGACTTTCTATAAAACTACATTTATATTTTTCAACATCTTCTTTTAATAAACCATCTCCAAAAAAATCATCATTTAAATGTTTAATTCTTACTGCTACTTTATCAAATACTTCTTGAAATTCTATCTCTAATACCTTTTCTTTTTCCATTACTTCCACCCATTCCCTTCGCGTTCTCTAAAAGTAGAATCTAATATTTTCCCACAGTCTTTGCAAACTAGAAAAATTTCATCTCCTGATAAACATTGAAATGTACTTTTCTTTTTCATCCATCCTTTATTTTTATGTCTACAAAGTAATTGTTTCAATTTTATTTTTAATTTTCCCATTACTTCCTCCTCACAAATCTATAAACTTCTAATTTTTCTGAGCTTCTTTTTACTTGCTCAAATTCCACTGTGCTAAGTTCACTAGCTTTAAAGTTTAATATTTTCTTTAAAGCTTTTTTATAAAATATTTCCATTTCTTTTTTATTTTTGGCATCCATATCAATCATCACACAATTTTAAAAGTTTTTCTTTTACTTCTTCAAAATTATTCAATCTTGTTGAATTAGAATCTTCATTTTCTTTTACATAAATGTATCTATCAATATCATGACCACAACCATCGCCATCACTATAAATAACATCTATTCTATTTCCCAAAATAATAAATCTTTTAACTTTTTCAACATTTATCAAATCGTAAAGCCCATTTCCAAATTCAAATTTTATATATTTCATCTCTCCTCCTCACATTTGAACATCTTTCCGACGTCGGCAATATGTTCAACCTCTGTATTTTCCGATTTTTTCCAAAATTGAAATAGTCGTTATTCCTTACAAATTATCCTCATAAATAATTTTTCCATTTTCTACTTCGTAAATTGTATGTGAATAATATCCGTTGTGGTCGTTATATACATATCCAATAGCAAGTAAAGTATTGTTTTCACCATAAACTTTACAAGCATAGCAATTACTTAATTCATAAGTATCCAAAGTATTTCCAACATCTTCAAGCCATATATCTGCATTTAGTTCTATTTTAGATACAAAAACATTTTCTTCGTTGAAATCTGTTACTTTATAAAAACCTGCTCCCCAATTTTCACAACAGTTTTGATAATTATCAATAGCAAGACAGTAGTTTATAAAACCTTTTTCATTTTTTTCTTTTTGTATAATATTTATACCAATTTCTCTGTCTCTTGATTTCGCAATATTATCCTTATTTATTTCGCAATATTTATTTACATTAATAATTTTGTTTTTCATTTCTCCTCCTTAAATGCTTGAAAGTGTCCTTTATACACTTTCTTTAATTCTTTTACTTGCTCAGGGTTTAAATATATCCCAGCCAAGTGGTATTTCCTCATAAAATCAGTTCTTGAAATACAGTTATCGGCTTCATCGTGGTGCTCTCTACACAAGCACATTACCCTATAATTTAGCCCTGTATCTGATTTATAGCCTGAGCTTCCAACTCTATCAAAATGTTGTAGCTCTCCCGGTTTACCACATATACAACAAATTTTCTTTTTAAGTGTTACCCAGATAAATGTATCTTGGTAATCCTCAGCAAACAAATCTCTTATTTCTTGCCTAAGTGGTATCTCCCAGTATATAGCCATTTCAAACAACCACTTAACAAAATCATTAGCTTGTTTTTGTGTTAGGCTTCCAAGCGATAAACTAAACCCACCATTTTGAATTGCTAGGCTCTGTAATGCCTTTATAACATTTTCTGTGAGTTCATCTACTGTTAGATTATCCTTGTTGTAAATAGAAGAAATTAGGAATGCCTGAGCATTTTTAACAGTATCAAAACCATTATAGATTTTTACAAATTTAGCTTTCATAACTTCTTTTGTGTAAGCTAATTCTATAAATGATGGTCTTGCTCCTGCTTCATTCCCTTGCCAAAAGTTAGCAAAGTCATCTAAAAGCCAATATATAAGTTTTTGTGTTTGCCTTGTGTATCCTAATTTCTCCATTTTATTTACTCCTTAATTTCTACTTTTTTCTTCAATGCTCTTTTTTATATTTTTAACCAAATCAAAATCATCTACTACATTATTAATTTTTTCATACCATCTATCCCATATCATTTGTCCCTTTTCTTCCATTTCTATTCTTAACTTTTCATCTTTTATTGAATTACAAATCCTATTTGTTTCAATAGCAAATCCTATCATAGTTAAATGATTTTCAAGGTTATAAGGCTTGTTGTTGATATATTCTTCTGCAATTTTGAAATATTCATAAAGTAATACTTTTTCAAAATGGTTATCTATTAAATTTTCAACTATTTCTTTTACTTTATTCTTTACTTCATCTTTTAAGTTTTGCTCTTCTTTATTCATTCTTTTATCCTCCTATCCTATCTTTAAATTTTTATTTTCAACAAGTTTTGCTCCTTGAACTTCTTCCCCAGCTTTTAGAGCAGCTTTTATTTTTTCTTTTGATATTTTTTCAGTTGTTACAACTTCTATAAATTTCTTGTCTATCAAACTTTCATCATAAATTTCAGTAGTAGTAGACTTAGTAAATTTAATAATTCCTAGTGGAGTTTCTATCTTTTCAATATTATTTACTATCATTGAACTTTTGATATAAGTCTTAAACTTATCTAATTTCTTTTTAATGCTATCTTTCATAGCTTGTAGTCTTTTTATTTCATTATCAAGAGCCTCAATAGTAAGCTCTTGATTTCTAACAACTGCTATTACATTTGTTGATTTATCTTTTAAATCTTGTGTTAGCTCCTCAGTCCATATTGCTAACTGATTTGAATTATCTGTCATTTCTCCTGTTTCTGCATTGATACCTTGTTCTAAATATTCCATTCTTTCAATATAGTCTTTTGCTACATCATAAAATTTCATTTATTCTCTCCTTATTTTTTAAATATTTTTTGACAAGCCTCTTTTAATTGTTCATCCGTCATTTGCCAAAATGCTTCTACTCCAAAATGTTTTAGAGTTTTTTCAAGTCTTTCTCCTGTAACATATTCAGTTAATTTTTCTATCATTCCAGCTCTACTGTTCAAATATTCTTGTGCCTTGTCTTGCTCTTTCTTAGTTGTTTTTTTAGATTTAGTAGAAAATACAACTGTTCCTTTACTATCTGTTATTTCAAGTTCAGTGATAACTTTATCTACAACAGTTATTTCTTTAACTGAAAATTTATCTGTTAATGATAATTTTCCCTCTTTATTTTTTTTGATATATTTACTATCACTTATCCAAATAAATGGTGATGTATAAAGTTCTCTACCTATTCCCCAGTTGAAACAAGCTCTCTTAAAACTATCTGAGGCAAGTCCTTTTTCTTTTTCTGTAAAACTTTCTGTTCCTGTATCTTCTTTTTCTACCCATATTTTCTTATCTTCATCATAAATAGATACAATGCAATTTGCATTTTCTCTACTGTGTTTTCTTTGCCAGTTAAGTGGTCCTACTGTTTCATCTAGGACATCCATATCAACTCTAGCATTTTTATATAATAATAATGAAAATCCATTTTCCTTTACTGTTTGTGGCTTCACATCTATTTCACTTGCTTTTAATGTTCTAAAATTTAAAATCATTTTTTCCCCTCCTATATGTATTTATCAAATAAATCAAATGGATAGTTAATAACACTCCATAAAATCTTAAATATCCACTTAACTTTAAACTTAATTACATCTGCAAATGTTGCTTTTGCAATTTTTTTATTTTCTTTTATCTCCATTTTTTCCCTCCATTTCTAACATTCTTTCAACAGCAGCCACAAGGCTTAAACCTTGTAGCTCTGGTAATCTCCAATACTTTATAAAAACTTTGTGTTTTATCATTTTATTCCTCCTTATTCCCCATAATAATTAGTTTGCCCTTGAAAGCCTTTTATAACTTCAAGTCTTATAAAACCAAAACCATTCGAGCCTCTGCTGCACCATCTTTTTTCATATTCAATAACTTCTCTGCTAGTTCCAACAAAATCCCAAGATGAATATGATCCATCTCTACCGAATGCACTAAGTTGATTAATGCCGTACATTTCTCTATATATTGATGGTCTACTTACCTTGTGTCTAAAAACATTGAATTTATCTTTTATATTTTCTATTTTTCTCATTTTTATTCTCCTTTTCTTTCCATTCTTTCTATTATTTGCAATGCTAATCTTAATCCACCATTCATTCCAATTCTTGTTATATCTTTGTGATAGTCTGTTTTTTCTTCTTCATCTATTGCATTTTTTATTTCTTCTTTTAATTTTTCTACATCTATGTATGCCATTATTTTATTTTTCCTCCCATTCCTTTATATAATTTATTAAGATTTTCCATAGCTATTTTTATGTTTGAATGTTTAGAATTTTCAATCATTCCTTTTATTTCTTGATACCATTCACTAGCTCTTTCTTTACTAAGGTAATGTATTTTAGCTATTCCTAAAAAGTCCATTTGTGCTTTTGCTTCTAATTCCACAAGTCCAAATATTAATTTTGTTTCTTCTGATAAAAAATATAAATCTTTCATTTTCTCCTCCTATATAAAATCTCTTATGCTTAGCCCTCTACTTCCGTATGGATCCTCTTTTTCATATTCCCAATCATTTACATTAAGCTTGTCAATTTCAATTTCATTTTCTAAATTGTTTAGAGCTTCCACGAACTTAGAAAAATCATAGTATTTAGTTTTGAAAGGATAAGTACTATCACTGTGAACTGCTGTTATTTCTACATCTATATAACCTTGTTCTTCTGAATTATCCCAGTAAGCATTTATAGAAGTATATTCATCTTCTAAATACGCTAGGTCTGGAAGTTTGAAATAGTTATCTATTTGATTTCCATATAAGTTATCTGTTTCTGTGTACATTACCCATTCATGATCTGTAAATTCTAGTGTGAAGTTTTTCATATATTCCCCCTTATTATGTTTTGCAAATGCTTTACATATAGTCTAAAAAAATTTAATTTCATCTAATTTTCATCTTAGTTATATTATAATGCAATTGCTTTACAAAGTCAAGAAAAATTTTACTTTTTTAAAAAAATATTATAAAATATTGAAAATGAAAGGAGTTTAATATGGCTTTTGGGGAAATTTTTAAAGAAATTAGATTAAAAAATAACGATAGTCTTAGAGGACTTGGAGAAAAAATTGATATATCTTTTTCTTATATAGACCAAATAGAAAAAGGATTAAGACCAATAAATAAGGATATTTTAGAAAAGTTTATAAAAGTTTATCCTTTATATAAAAAGCAACTTGAAAAAGCTTATTTAGACGAAATTATGCCAGAAAGTTTAAAAGGTAGCACTTTTAATATGGAAAAACAGAAAGTAAATACTGTTATCCTACCAGTCTATGGTAAGGCTTCTGCTGGGAATGGATATATAAATTTAGACCAAGAAATTTATTATTTCCCAATCAAAAAAGGAGATTTTTCAGATAGAAGTTTCTTAGTTGAAATAAACGGTAATAGTATGGAGCCGACCTTAGAAGATGGGGATTATGCTTTAGTTGACCCAGATAATATAGATTATGTAAAAAATAAAATATATGTTGTAACTTATAATGACGAAAGTTTTATAAAAAGAATGGTTGTAGACAATAAAAGTAAAATTGTTATGTTAAAAAGCGATAACCCAGAATATGAAGATATTTTAATAACTAAGGATATGCAAGTATATTTGAAGATTGAGGGAAGAGTTATACAAGTTATTTCAAATAAATATTTATAAATAAATGGAGGGGATTTTTATGAAGAAATTTATTGCTATTTTATTTTTAATTTTGTCAATGGGAGTTTTAGCAGAGATAGTTTATATTACACCAACAGGCAAAAGGTATCATCCAACTAAAAATTGCAAAGGATTAAAAAAAGCTAAAAAGATTATAGCTATTGAAAAATCAGAAGCAATAAAAAGAGGGTATACGCCTTGTAAGGTGGGATATTAATGAAGATTTTAAAAAGATTTTTGATATTGATTACAATTTTTTTTAATATTTATTCTTTGACATTTTCTATGTTAGGAGATAATATAAAAGAAACAAATAGATGGGAACTTTATGAAGTAATAGACGAGTGGGAAGAACCAACTGGAATAAAAATACCATACTTTGAATATATGTATGTAAAAGGAACTAAGAGAGAAATAAAAATGGAGGATGTCCCTAAGTTTTCTAATATTGTGTATAAAAACCAAAATAATGATTTGATTATGAATATTTATGCTCAATCAAAAATTATAGAAGTAGAAACTAGATTTGACAGTATAAAAAAAGTAAAAATTAGGTTTGATAAAAAGAAAATAGTAACTGCAAAATGTTTAACTTCAACGGAATTAAGCTCATATGAAGATGAAGTTACAGGAAAAGTTTATTATGGTAATACAGAATGTACTGTAAAACTAACAGACGAAATAATTAATTTGATGAAAAAAAGTAAAGAGATGGAAATTGTAGTTCCTTATTTTGAATCAACAAGTTTAGTAAAAGTAAAATTAGATGGTTTCTCTTCTGCGATAGATTATTATTTAAAACATAATTAAAGAAATTAAGAGAGATTTATTCTCTCTTATTTTTTTCTTGACTTTGTAAAGCAATTGCATTATAATTATAAAAAACAGATGAATATTTTTTTAAATATAGTGTTTAGCAATAGCTAAACGAAAGGGGATTTTAATGGATACAAAAAAAATGTTTGATTTTATAGATGTTGAACGAAGATTGAAGTTTGATGTCAAATCAAAACTTGCTGAGGCAACAGGAGTAAGCAAACAAAATTTAAAAGATTTTTTTAATAGAATGGAAAAAAATAAGCCTAATAATCAATTTAATAGAATTTGCAAAATTCTTGATGTATTAGGTTATGAACTACAAATAAAAAAGAAAGGAGAGTAATGAATACAGAAGTTTTATTTTATTTATTATTTTCAGTAATGGTAACAGTATATGTTGCCTATAAATCTATTCGTCTAAGAGATTTTGACGGCTTAACAATAACTGTGCTTTCATTGGGTATCTTAAATTTTTTTCTATGTGTTTACATTCTTGCAGCATACTCTTGATTAAGTTTAAAAAGATTTTGTTACTATCGTATTTTTTGAACCTAATCATAGTAAAGAAAAATTGAAAATATGCTAATGAATTTGTATCAAGATAAAGAATATTATTTTTAATTAGTTCAAGAATTTTATTTCTAAATTCTAAGTTATCAGGTTTAGGTTTTTCATTTATTCTTATATAAGAAATGTAAATTGTTATAAATGGGCAGTATAGATGTAAGTATCTTTCTTTATATGCTTCAATCTTATATTTATATCTATCTTGCCATTTACCTAAAAAGAAAGCTATTAAAGTAATAAAAGATTGAGAAATTAAAGTTAAAAAATGTTCCATAGATTCACTCCTTAATTTATAAAAATATCTAGCAAATATATTATAAATCATAGGCGAAAATAATACAAATCTAAGGCTAGTCCTTAGACACATAGTCACAAGTTTTTCTCTCCCCTCCAAAAATCTGAAAGATGTTTTTCTTGTGGCTATGCGTGTAAGAACTAATCTTACAACACCAAGACAATAGAGTTTTGGAGTAAAAATGCTAGTCGTATTTTTAAATATTTTTGACCTAGCCGTGCCGATACAAGTTCGTAAAATATTGTATCTATATGTTTTCTTCCGTTTTCTGAGCTTAAAACGGCATTTAAAAAACATTCTAGGGTGTAAACAAGCTAATGGATTTTATAGGACCACGTCTGAATTTTAAAGTTAGCCGTACTGTTGTAAGTTCGTCAATTTACAACTATATATTTTGTCGTTCGCAGTTTTATGATGTCAAAACCGACCATCTTACATCTTTACCTAACACAGAAAAGGCAAGACCTAATCTGTGGATAATTCTAGGCAGCTGGTAAAGATGTTTGATGTAAAACTTTCAAGATTTTTTTAAGACTTTTCTGGATAAATATTAATTTTTTCTATATATATCAATGAAATTATTAAGATTTTTTCAAGAGAAATTAAAAAGTATTTGATAAGTATCTAGTAAATTTATTACTTGAATTAGTGGGGTCTATATGTCGCTTTGGTAGGCTCTATATAGGCTCTACTAATTGAATTAATAAAAGGAGAACTACCAAGGCTCTCCAAATATACAGGAGGTAAAAATGAGTACAAAGAAAAAAAATAAAAAAACAAAAGAACATTTACTTAAAACATTGGGTAATATATGCCAAATATGTGGCAAAGATTTGCCAAGTGAAAAATTAGCATTAGAGCATATATTCCCAAAGTCAAAAGGTGGGAAAGATAATAAAGAAAATTTGTCTATAGTTTGTTTTTCTTGTAACTCTAAAAAAGGAAAAAATACATCAGCTACATATCCATTAAAATCTTTGTTAGAAAATAAAGATTTTTTTATAAACTTATGCAAATACGAGAAAAAAAATTTTGCATTTACAAAAGAAATTACTTTAAAAAATCTAAAAGAATATAGAGAAAAATTGAAAAGAGATATATTTTTGATAAATTCTGTTATTAAAGAAATTGAAAAAGAATTTTAATGGAGGAAATAGTTATGGAAGATAGAACACTAAAACAATTATTAATGTCAAGTAGTTATTTTGTTTTAAATAAACAAATAATTAAAACAATAGGAATAGAATCAGGGTTTTTATTAACAACTTTAATAGAAGCTAGTGATGGGCTTGCTAATGAAGATGGCTGGTTTTATAAAACTTCTCCATCTTTAGAAGAAGAAACAGGGCTTTCTAATCACAAGCAAAGTAAAATTATTGAAGAATTAACAAAATTAGGTATCCTTGAGCAAGAAAATAAAGGAATGCCAATGAAAAGATATTTTAGAATTAATTTTCAAAAAATAGAAGAATTAGTATTTAAAAAGGATTCAAAAAATTTAAAATCAAGTATTGAAGAAAATGAAAAGCAAGGTTTTAAAAATTTTGAAAGCAAGGATTTAAAAAATTCAAATGCATGCATTGAAAAAATTTCAAACAATAAAGAATTAAATAATAATAACTTAAATAAAGAACTTAATAATAATATATATAAAGAGGCTGTTGAGTATCTAAATCTAAAAGCAGGGACTAAGTATAAATCAAGTTCTAAAAATACTAGTAAACACATAAAAGCTAGAATTAATGATGGTTATACACTAGAAGATTTTAAAACTGTTATAGATAAAAAATGTTCCGAGTGGCTAAATACAGATATGGAGAAATATTTATGTCCAGATACTTTATTTGGATCTAAATTTGAAAAATACTTAAATCAAAAAATAAATGGTCCTGGTATTAACAATAAAAACACTCAAAATAATGCACCAGCACAAGATATAAAATGGGGGGATTAGTATGTGTGTAACAAGCATTAAAGAACTAGCTGAAAAGATAAAAAATAATGATTTTGATTTTATAGAAAAAAAGCCACTAGAAGTATTAGAAAATGGCAATATAGTCTTAAAAAGATGTGAAGTTTGTGGAGAAGTTACAGAGTACAAAACTTCACAAGGTTATACATTTAGCAGAGATTGTGCTTGTGTAAGAAGTTACAGAAAACAAGCAAGATTGAAAAGATTTAAGGACTTGTCTATAACTGACAGAAATGCTGGGAGCAATATTTTTTCTAATGCTGAAATAGATAAATCTAACACAGAAGAAAGAAAAATCTATCAAGAACTTTATAAATATGCTGAAGATTTTAGCATAGAAAAGCACGGATATATCTTTGCTGGTGGAGTTGGAACTGGTAAAACATTCCTAGCAAATTGTGTTTGTAATATGTTAGATGAAAAAGGTTTTTCAGTATTAAGTTTTTCACTAGGAGCATATTTTAACAGAATTAGAAAAAATATAGATGAGGAAGAAAGCTTTATTTCTGCTGTTAAAGATGTGGACTTGCTATTTATTGATGATTTGGGAAGTGAATACATCAATAGAGAAAATGGGAAGATGTGGGCAGAGGAGAAGATTTTTAGATTATTTGATGAAAGATATAGAGCAGGGAAGCCGACTATAATTACAACTAATTTGAAAGTTGGAGAACTTAAAGAACATCTTAAAATTAATGGAGTTAATAAAGTCTATGATAGGCTTTTAGAAATGTGTAAATATATAGAATTTAATTGGAAAAGCAAAAGAAAATTAAAAATATAGGAGTACACAATGAACAAAAACAAGAGATTTAAAAGAAAAATCAAGAAATTAGAAAAACAAAGGATTTTTTTTATAAACTATGTTAATAATCTAGAAAATGAATACTATAAGTTGAATAACGAAAATAACATAGTACTCATTATTGCAATAATTGAATTAATAATAATTTTATTTAAAATATAAGGAGGAACAAATGGTAACTAAGAAAATAGCAACAAGAGATTATTTAAGAGCATTTATAACAAAAGCTAACAAAGAGGCAGGAGTTACTTATAATGCTAGTAAGTTAAATAGCAAGGAAGAATGCGAAGAACATCTTTTAAATTTAATTAAAAATTTAAGGCATAAGAAGCAAGACAACAAGGCTTATATCAAAGAGATAGATGATTTAAAAGAGGAAATTGAAATTTTAAAAAAGGATAATGATAATTTAGCTGCTCAAAACAGAAACAGAGATTTTTTGTTTAAATTAGCTAATGAAGCTACTGGAGACTATTTCAACGAAAAGTTAAAACATCATACTACAAAAAAGAAAGTAAAAGAATGCAAGAAAATAATTTATAGTTTGCTTACAATTAGTGTTATAGAAGCTATCTCAATAGCAATGCTTTTATGGAAGTGATAAGATGAAACAAAGGTTTGAGATACCATATAAGCCAGACAGTGTTAATGGACACTGGAAGATAGCAAGAGGCGGTAAAAGAAAGATACTAAGTGATGAGGGTAGAGAGTTTAGAGATAAAGTTCAATGGTTTCTAAAATCAAAAGGCTATAAAACTTTTAAAGGAGGATTAAAAGTAAAAGTAAATTTATTTTTTGCAGATAATAGAATTAGAGATATAGACAATTATTTTAAATCAATTTTTGACTGCTTAAAAGGCTTTTTATTTATAGATGATGAGCAGATTTGTGAACTTGAAGCAACTAAGAAAACAGGATCAGAAAAAGATTTTTTTATTATAGAAGTTGAGGAGATATAATAATGATAACGGAAGATATGAAAAAAGCAATACAAAATGAAGTTAAAAAGCAATTAGGGATATTAAAAGATAAAGATGGTACAGAAAAGAAGGAACTAACACCATATCAAAAAACTATTGAATTATTAAAGAACTATAATCATTTTAAAAATAGAATAGAATATTTAAAAAATAATTTAGATAATATTGAAATTAAGAAAAAGTATTCTATTGGTGAAATAAAAGCAACCAGTAATAATAATCTTAGTGAATTAGAAAAAATAGAAATCATAAAAGAAGAAAGATTAAAAGAAATAGAACTTTTAAAAGAACTGATTAACTTTACAGATTATGGCTTATCCTCAATAGAAAAAGAAAAGTATAAAGAAATGGTACCAATGATGTATTTTGAAAAATTAAAAATAGATGAAATTGCAGAAAAATTTAATGTGGATGAAAGGACAGTTAAAAGAAATCGTAATTTGTTAGTAAATATCATAGCTAGCAATCTATTTGAGAGTGAAATTTTACAAAAAATAAAAAATATATTTTTATAAAAATGTCCCTAAAATGTCCTTTTTTATTTTTTCAATATGTTGTATAATGTTAATATATGAAAAGTTTAAATGAATGTTTAGACTTTTCGTTTCTCTCCCCCCAGAAGAGACAAGTTATTGACTTCTTGTAAAAAAGTCTTTTTTATTTTATGAAAAAAGGTGTATAATAAAAATATAAAATTATTTTCTGGGGAGAATTTATAATAATGTCAAATAAAATAACTAACCGACTTTCTAAGAGGATGGAGCATGAGTTAGACAAATTAGATATTAACGAAAAAAAGAATCCAATTAGAGTTACAAAAGGAATTATTGTATTTATATCATTTATTGGTACTTGGAAAGCATATAATTCTTATTCTCTTTTTGAAACATTGTTTCCATATTCATTAATCGCTATGTATGATTTATGTGTATATTCTATTTCAACCAAAAAAGATAATGCAACTTTAAAAATATTTTTAAATATTGCAAGAACAATATATACTTTTGTATTTTTTGTTTCAGGAATTGGTTTTTTTAATTTATTAGTAGTTAGTGATGAAGATATGATAGTAATAAAGTTAGGAGAGAAATTAATAAAATTTGTTCCTTATTATTTTTTATTTTTGTTAATTGTAATTTATCATATTATACTTGAAATAGAATTGTTTTTACCATTAGAAAGGAGAGAAAAATGAATAAATTATTAGGAGGATTTTTATTCTTAGAAGTTTCTTTTTTACTCGGTATTTTTATTAGACTCAAAGTTGAGAATATAAAATTAAAGAATTTTACAATTTTTTTAATTTCATTAATAAGTTCAATTTCTATATTTATAATTCCTTTTTACCATTTAATAGTTCCTTTATTTGTATGGTTAAAAACGAATAATGAAACCAAAGGAATATCTAAAAAGAATTATTTAAAGAGTTTTTGTATATATATAGTATTAGCTTATAAATATTCTTTTAAACTACTTTTCTTAAAATTTGATTTAATTATTAAATCACTTATAGTTTCTATAAAATATACAATTTTAAATAATAATAAATTTTTATTTTCTAAAAAGAAAACACCTTATATGAAAGAAATGAATAAGATATATTTAAAAGCATATATAGCATAAATTTCAAGAGAACTTAAAAGGTTCTCTTTTTTGTTAAGACATTAAATATATAATTACATCAATACTTCTGTGGTTCGTATGAACAAGCTAAGGCTTTTACAGAAGTATTTTTTATTTAGAGAGGTTTTTATGAAAACGTATAAAAAACATTTTGATATAGGTTTTAGAGATGGGGCAGTATTATTTGTACTAGGTAAATTATATATAGGAAGCTATATAGATACACATACAACCTTATTAAATAAAGTATTAGGGTTAAATTTAGAGTTTGAAACAGTTGAAGAAAGTTTAGATATAAACAGAAATTCAAAAGAAATAACAAGGTTTCAAGACATTGAAGGACAGGTTTTATTTGGAAACTTAGCACAAGGCACTATATACTGGGAACATTTTAGTAATAAGAAGTTATTGAAGAAAGTTGAGAAGTTAGAACCTAATTATAGGCATAAAATTTTAGCAGAAGTACAAAAGCGAGGATAATTGGAGGTGAAGTAGCATGAAATTAAATGCAAGGCAAAAATCTTTTTGTGAATATTATGTGGCATCTGGTAATGCTACTGAAGCTGCAACGAAAGCTGGGTATAGTGAGACATATAGTAAGACAAGAACTAATGTTTTATTACACAATGTCGAGATTTGTCGATATGTAAAAGAACTACAAGAAAAAGCAAAAAGTAATCGTATTATGACAGCTATTGAAAGAAGAGAAGTCTTAACTAAGATGATATTAAAAGAAGAAACAAAAGATACTGATAGATTAAAAGCAGTTGATATATTAAATAAAATGGATGGAGAGTATACTCAAAAGGTTGAGGTAAATGGAAATATAAAATCTAATCCATTTTCTAATCTTACAACTGAGGAATTAAAAAAAATTATAAAAGATTAAAGGAGGTGTTGTGGGGGTGTATGATAAAGAATTAATAAGATTAGAAGCTAAAAAAGAATTAGCTAGGAGAGATTTTTGGTATTATTGTAAATTGCTAGGAAAAAAAGATTTTTACAATGATAAAAAAGAATATTTGAAAGATTTATGTAATCAGTTACAAAGTTTTATTGATTCTAATAAAAAGATATTAGTTATTAATATGCCCCCTCGACTCTGATTCGGTAAATCTTACACAGCAACCTTATTTGTACAATGGTTATTAGGAAGAAATAACAAGTTAAAAATTATGACAGGATCATATAATGAAACTCTTTCTTCTACATTTGCTAAGCAAGTAAGGGATATGATAGCAACAGAGCAGACACGAGGAGTAACAGTTTATAGAGATATATTTCCAGATACTAAAATAAAGTATGGTGAAGCCTCAATGAACAAGTGGGCTTTAGAAGGAAGTCAAGTTGCTAATTATTTGGCTACATCTCCAACAGGGACTGCAACAGGATTTGGAGCAGATTTAATAGTTATAGATGACTTAATAAAGAACTCTGAGGAAGCATATAACTCTAATGTACTTGAAAAACATATTGATTGGTTTACTAATACAATGTTATCAAGAACAGAAAAAGGTTTTAAATTAATAATTATAATGACCAGGTGGGCAAGCAATGACCTAGCTGGTTTTATTTTATCTAATTATGATGATGTGGTTCATATAAATTATAAAGCTATCAATGATGATGGAACACCGTTAGATGAAGAAACATTATCATTAGAGGATTTTGAGTTTAAAACTAAGAATATGGCAAAAGAAATTGTGTATGCTAACTACCAACAAGAGCCGATAGACATCAAGGGGAGATTATACAGTGAGTTTAAAACTTATGTTGATTTACCTAAAGAAAAAATAGTAAAAATTGCTTCTTACTGTGATACGGCAGATACAGGAGATGATTTTCTATGTAATATCATTTATGCAGATTGCAAGGATAGTGCTTATATTTTAGATGTTATCTATACCAAAGAAGCTATGGAAATAACAGAACCTCTTGTCGCTGAAGCATATAAAAAGTTTAATGTAAATGTTGCAGATATAGAAAGCAATAATGGTGGTAGAGCATTTGCAAGAAACATTGAAAGAATTACAAGAGATAAAGGAAATTACAAGACAGTTGTTAAATGGTTCCATCAATCTGGAAATAAAATAGCAAGAATATTATCAAATAGTGCTTGGGTAAATAATAATATCTATATGCCTATTGATTGGAAAAATAAATGGAGTGAATTTGCAAAGGATATTATTTCTTATCAAAAGGAAGGAAAAAATAAACATGATGATGGACCAGATGCTTTAACTGGTGTTGCTGAAAAGATAATAAACAGAAATGAAATGAGAACAATAGATAGAAATAGTCTAGGAATAAGATAAGATAGGAAGGAGGATTAATGACTGTACAAGATTTAAAAGAAGCACTTGAAGCTTTTATAAAAAATGAATTACCAGAACTACAAAAAATGGAAGATTATTACAGTGGAAAACATAATATTTTAAATAAAAAAGATAGAAGTAATAAGAAAAAAGATACTAAGTTAATTAATAATTATCCTGAGTATATTACAACTATTGCAACAGCTTATTTCTTAGGTAAACCAATAGCTTATGCTTTACAAGATGATAAATTAAAAAAAGATTTTGAGAAATTATCTGAATATTTAGCAACTGAAGAAGAGCAACAAGAAAACTTTGAACATGCTTCTAATTTAAGTGTGTTTGGAAAATCTTATGAACTTTGGTATATGGATGTAGATAAGACTATTGGAAATATAGTTGTAGACCCAAGAGATTGCTTTATTTTGAGGGATAACACAGTAAAAAAAGAAATAACTGCAGCTGTTAGATGGGATAAAACCAAAAATAAAGAAGATAAATGGGTTTATACATTAGAAGTTTATGATAGTACAAATGTCACAACTTATGAATTTTTATCCGATAGTGATAAAAAAGAAGTCCCAACTGTAAAGGGTGAAACTAAATTACACGGATTTAATCAAGTGCCAATTATTGAATTTTTAAATAATAAAAGGGCTAATGGAGATTTCGAAAATGTAATTTCTTTGATAGATGGTTACAATGAAGCAACTTCTACTGCTATTGATGATATGAAAGATTTTACTGATGCATACTTAGTTTTAATCAATATGGGCGGAACAGATGAAAAAACACTAGAAGAAATGAATAAAAATAAGGTTATGCTTATTAATGAACAAGGAGATGCTAAGTGGCTTGTTAAACAAGTTAATGATGCTTATGCTCAAAACAATAAAAATAGATTAAATCAGGATATTCATAAATTTTCTATGATACCAGATATGCAAGATAAAGAGTTTTCAGGAAACAGTTCAGGAGTTGCACTTGGATATAAATTATTAGCATTGGAACAATTAGCAGCACAAAAAGAAATGTATTTTAAAAAGGCTATTAACCAAAGATTACAACTTATGATAGATTTTTATAATTTAAAAATTAGTCCGAAGGATATTCAAAAAGTCTTTACAAGAAATATTCCTAAAAATTTAGTTGAAGCAGCAGATACAGCCCAAAAATTACAAGGAATAGTATCACATGAAACTATCTTATCTATTTTGCCTTTTATAGAAGATGCAAAAGTTGAACTTGAAAAAATAAAAGCAGAAGAAGATATCAATGCAGAAAAAGATATGAATACTCCAATTGGAGTTGGTGCTAATGGCTCAAAAGAATAGAGATTATTGGGAAGAAAGACAAGTTAAAAGAGAAGCTAAGGCTTTTAATACAATACAAGATATTGAAAAAGAGTATAAGATTGCACTTGAAAAGGCTAAACAAAACATAAATAAAGAACTTAGTAGAATAGGTACAACCTATATGAAAGATAACAATTTAAGTTATCATGATGCTTTGAAACTTTTGAAAGGTGATGAATACAAAGTTTGGAAAAAAGATTTGCATGATTATATGAATGAATATAACAAACTTTTAAAAACAGCACCTTTAGAAGCTAAAAAACTTTATTTAGAAATTGAAACTTTAGCTGCTAGAAGTCGTATGAGCCACTTAGATAGTCTTAGAGCACAAGTTGATATGGAGCTTATAAAAGTATCAACTGGTATTGATGAAACAGCTAAAAACACCTTAACATCAATTTATAGAGATACATTTACAGAAGTAACAAAAGATTTAGGAGTTAATGTTATTGTAAGTAAAGATAAAATAAAAGCTGTTTTAGATAGACCTTGGAGTGGTGCAAACTTCTCTGAAAGGCTTTGGAGTAATACAGATAAACTAGCTCAAACAGTGAAACAAGAAATAGTAAATGGAATGATACAAGGTATTAATTTACAAACTATGACTAAAAGAGTTTCTGAAAGATTTGAAACAGCTAAAAAGAATGATGTTGAAAGACTTTTAAGAACGGAAGTTAATTATACTTTAAATCAAGCTACACTAGATGGGTATAAAGAAGCTGGAATAGAAAAATATGAGTTTAGTGCTACATTAGACAGCAGGACCAGTCAAATTTGTTCAGAGTTACATGGTGAAGTATTTGAGATTAAAAAGATTGCTGTAGGTTTAAATTATCCCCCAATGCATCCTAGATGCAGAAGTACAACAATACCAATTATTGATTATGAAAGTTTAGTTAAGCAAGGCAGAGAAGAAATTGGAGAAAAAGATATCGGTGATAATGATAAAAAGGCATTGACAGATAACGAAAATAGTAGTATAAATAAAGAAAGCAAAGAACCAATACCTAATACATTTACAATGGCATGGGCTCAAAATGACAAAGTAGAGTATATTGAGGTTAAAAAACTACAAAAAGAATTAACAACAGAAGAAATAATCAAAAAATTAGGTGGAGGAGACCAAACAAAAGGTTCTTGTTCTTCTTTGGCATTTGCTTATATAGGAAATAGAAATGGGTATGATGTTTTAGATTTTAGGGGCGGTATATCTACAGAAATTTTTGCCACAACAAGAAGCATAGTTGAAATTGCTAATTTAGATGGAATTGAAAGTAAAGTTATAAAAAAAGCAAATGATTATAAGGCTGTTAAAGAGTTGCTCACTTTTGTAAAAGAAAAAAAAGAATATTATCTAGAAACAGGTAAACATGCTGCAATAATAAGAAGAGGAGATAGAGGCTTTGAATACTTAGAGTTGCAGTCAGAAACAGAAAATGGATTTAAAAAATTAGACAGTTTTGTTTTAAAAATTAGATTTGGGTGCCAAACTTCTTATTCTGTTAGTGGTACAAAATTTGAAAAATCAAATGTTTTAATAGATGTAGATTCTTGCAAAAATAGTGAGGAATTTAAAAATTTATTAGGTTATATAAATACTGCTAAAGATAAACAAAATAAAGGAGAAGGTGGATATGCTAAGTGATTTTTATAAGAAAAATAAAAATGATGAGATATGGTGGATAGATGATTTGGATTCTATTGGAAAACATCTTTTTAGTTTTGATAAAGAAAAAATCTTTAATTTATTTGCAGATTATCCACACAATTTAACACCTGAACAAAAAGAAATTTTTGATAAAGAAAACCCTTACTGGAAAGACTTTTTTAAAGAAAGAACTAAATAGAATAATTAAATAAAAAGCACTTAGAAAACTAGGTGCTTTTTTATTGCAAAGAAAGGAGGTATAGAGATAAATATTGTCGTACTGGTGGACATAAAACACCTGGATAATAAAACAGTCATACAGGACTTTAAACAGGAGGATAAAATGAAAAGATTTAAACTTAATATTCAACAATTTGCAGAACCAGGAGAACCAAAAACATTTACTCAAGAAGAAGTAGATGAAATGATTAACAAAAGATTTGCAAGAATGAAAGCAGACTTTGAGAAAGAAAAAAAAGAGCTTGAAAGAAAACATAATGAATCTATTGAAGATTATGAGGAAAGAATTAAAAATGCTAATCTTACTGCAGAAGAAAAGCACAAAAAAGAGATTGATAAAATTCAAAAAGATTTAGATGCTAAGAATGCTGAACTTACAAAGATTAAGACAGATGAAATTAAAAAAGCAACTCTTACAAAATATAAAATGCCAGATAAATTCTTAGATAGAATTAGTGGAGTTACAGAAGAAGAAATAGAAGCATCTGTTAAAGGTTTTGCAGAAGTAATGGGAGAATATGTAAAAGGACTTGGTGCTAGTGGAGTACCAGGAGCAATGAATGGTGGAAGTAATGGTGGAGCTGATAAAAAAGCTCAATTAGAAGAATTAAAGAAAAAAGCTTTTGAAAGTGGTTCTATTGAAGATAGAGCTAAATATACAAGAGCTAAGCAAGGATTTGAAGAACAAAATACAGGAGGTAATGAATAATGGCAAATATAGACAACAAATTACATTCAGGAAATCAATTTATTTCAAATGATATTTTAGAAGAATTACAATTAGTAAATCCTAATGTTTCTCCTATCATATCTCATATTTTAAGAGGTGGAAGAGTAGATAAAACTGACTCTACTACTATTGAATGGGTGGATCATTATGAAAGAAAAGTATCATCAACTTTAAAAAAAGCATTAGCAACAGCTGACACTGAAATTCAAGTAGTAGATGCTGACATATTAGTAAAAGATGCTTTATTATCTATTGGAGATGAAATAGTAAAAATTACTAACGTTAAAACTGATAATAAGGCAGATATTACAAGAGGTTATGCTGGGACTACTGCAACAACAGGAAATATAGCAATAGGGACTTTGGTACAAAGTTTAGGTATAGAAATGGAAGAAGGCGGAGAATTAAAGGCTTCAACTGTTAGATTGCCAGTTCATATTACAAATAATACTGGAATTATTTATGAACAATATAAAGTTACAGAAACAGCAAAACACTTAAATCCGCATGGACAAGGTGGCTTATCTGTAAGAGAATTGGAATCTCAAAAGAAAAAAGATGAATTATTAGGAATTATGGAAAATAAATTTTTAAATGGAGTTAAATTTACAAGTGGAAATTTAAGAATGTCAGGTGGAGTAAAGGCATTAATTAAAGAACATGGAATAGTTATAGACGCTAATAACCAACCTTTCTCATTAGATTTATTAGATAATGTTGTAAAGGCAATAGTTGATAAAGGTAATCCAGGAGCAGCAGATTTAAAGGCTGGTTTCTATTCTTTATGTGTTCCTTATACAATTTTAAGAAGCATTAATAAATTAAATAAGGATACTGTTAGAACAGATATAACTGAAAAAATAACAGGAACTAAAATAGAAGAAATAGTTACTACATCTGGTACTGTATCTGTATTTCCAGCAACTTCATTAGCAGAAAATGAGTTTATATTAATGAACTTAAATGAAGCTAGAATAAAACAATTATATCCAATTAAAGAAGAAATTGGTGCTAAGACAGAATTAGCTGATAATTATTTCTTACATGGAGAATATGCACATCAAATAACTAAGTTACCTTTCCAAGTACATGTTAAAAATGTAAAAATATCATAGGAGGTAGTAATGGCAAAAGATAATAAAAAAGAAAATGAAGAAATGATTGAAGGATTAAAAGGAGCTGTATTAGAAACAACTTTTAAATCTAGTTATAAAAATCTAATTATAGCTGGAACTTCTATTCAATTCAAAGATGGAGTTTACTCAACATCAGATGAAACAGAAATAGAAGTATTGAGAAATAATAACCTTGTGATTGAGGCAGGAGAATAAAAACTCCTGCTTTTTTCATATTAGGAGGTTAAGATGAATGAAATTTACAACAAAATAATTGAAAAAGTTAAAGGATTAACAAATATTAGCGACGAAGCTAGATTGAAAATTCAAGTAACTATTTTAGTTAGAAAAGCTTTGAACTTTATGAATAGAAATGATTTTCCAGTTGAGCTTATAGAACCATTTGCAGAGCATTTAGCATTGAAAACTATTGAAGAAACTGAAATAAAAGGTAATATTTCCAAAGTTACTGAAGGAGACACAACAGTAGAATACAACACATCTAATAACACAACTGACGAAATGTTTTTATCTTTAAAAAGCCAATTATTTAGGTTTAGAAAGGTTGGTACTGTATGAGCATTTTAGATAAGTTACATACTGATAGAGTTACTGTTATTAGATCTGTTGTAGTAGTAGATGAAAATGGTGGAGCTTTTGAAGAACAAAGAGAGATATTAAAAGATATCCCTTGCAGACTTTCACAAAAATGGTTGAGAAGTGTTATACCAGGACCAGTCAATAGCAGTTCACAAGAATATAAACTTTTTGTAGGTTTAGATGTAGATATAAAGCAAAATGATTTGTTAAAAGTTATAAGAAAAGCAGATGGAGCTGTTTATATATTCAAAGCATCTAAACCTTTGGCTTATAACATAATAAAACATAAGGAAATAGTCTTAACAGAAATATCTGAAAATGAGGTAGATTATGGAACTTAAAGGTTTTAAAGAGTTTGACAAAATTCTTGATGAAATAAAAACAAAAGCTCCACAAACTACTGAAAGATTTTTAATGTTACAAGCAGAAGAATTGAAGAAAGATGTTAAAGATTTAACACCAGTTGATACTGGGACATTGAAGAATTCTTGGCAAAGAGAAAATGGAAAGAGATTAACTGGAAATACATTCTCTCAAATTGTTTTTTCTATGACTTCATATGCACATCATGTTGAGTACGGTCATAGAACTGGAAGAAACAAAACGAAATTTGTCAAAGGTAGATTTATGCTAAGAACAGCAGTAGCTATGAGACAAATTAAATTCTATAAAGATTTAAAAAATTTTTATGGAGGATTGATAAAAAAATGAAATGGGTGGATATAAGGAATGCATTAAATAAGATTATTTCTGAAAAATTAAAAGTAATCCCATACAGTGAAGATATAGATAATGTTAAAAAACCTTGTTTTTATATAGATTTAGTTAGTTATAAAAAAGAATTTAATTCTGAATATAGAGAACTAAAAACTATAGATATTGATGTTATCTATTTTCCAAAAACTAATGGAAAGCTTACTAATGCTGAAATATTAGAAAATTTAGAAAACTTGGATAATGCTTTGGAAATAGAAGGCAAAAAGGTTTTACATGTACTAGATAGATTTTTAACTCTAAGGAATACAGATATAAAAATTGTAGATAGAGTTGGACATTATGTATTTACTTTAAGTCTGTATGACCTTTATGGAAAACCTTATGATTATGAACTTATGAAAGATTTAGAATTGAGATTTAAAGAAGGAGGTAGCAATTAATGGGAAATGAAGTAGGGCAAATAAAAGCTAGTCCAAACATTAATATAGAGTTTAAAACTCTTGCAACAACTGCTATACAAAGAAGTGAAAGAGGTATAGTTTGCTTAATATTAAAAGATACTAAGAAAACTATTAAATGGAACATTCTAAAAACAATAGCTGATTTGAAAGAAAAAGAGTGGGATGCTAAGAATGTAAAATACATAAAATTAGCAATGCATTATGGAGCTAAGAAAGTATTAATAAGAGTGTTGCAAACTGGGGAAAATATAGATGATGTTCTAGGTGAATTTAAAGAAAGAAAAATGCACTGGTTATCTTATCCAGGAGCAGAGCAAGCAGATGACCAAAAACTTGTAACTTGGGTTAAACAAGTATTTGGAAATGATGGAGCAATAGGAAAAACTGTTAAATATGTGTCAAGCTTTGCAAATAATACAGACCATGTGGCTATTGTGGAATTAGGAAACACAGGAACTTATAAATCTATTTATGGAGAATTTACAGCACAAGAGTATACAGCAGCAATAGCAGGACTTATAGCAGGAATGCCTTTGAATAGGTCAGCAGATAACTTTGTAATGAGTGATTTAACAGAAGTAGATTATTTTGAGCCAAAACTTGGTAAATTTTCTCTATACAATGATGATGAAAAAGTTAGGGTTAATTATGGAGTAAACTCAAAAACTACATTTGATAGCACTTGGAAAAAAGATACAAGAAAAATCAAAATAGTTGAGGGAATGTGCTTTATAACGGATGATATAAGAGATACATTTAAAAATTATTGGTTAGGAATTTACATAAATGACTATAACAATAAAATGAATTTCTGCTCTAATGTTACAAAAGTTTATTTTAAAGAAATGGCTCCAAATGTATTAAGTGGAGACTATGATAATAAGATTGAAATAGACTTGGAAGCACAAAAGAGATTAATTGTTTTAGAGGGTAAGGATTCAGAAGAAATGACTGAAATGGAAATCTTAAAATATCCATCTGGAGATGATGTATTTTTAACTGGAGATGTCAGATTTGCAGATACTATGGCAAATCTTTCAATCATTGTGAAGATGTGATAGGAGGTAAAAATGGCAGATACAAATATAAGGGGCTACCATACCATCGCTGGTGCACATGGTACTCTTTGGATAGATAATGAAAAAATAGCTGAATTTACAAAAGTAAATGCAAAAGTAACAGCAGATAGAAAAGATGTACAATTAGGCTTATCTGTGGATAGTAAGATTGTAGGTTTAAAAGGGGAAGGTAGTGTTACTCTTGAAAAAGTATATTCAAGGGGTAAAAAGATACTTGAAAAATTGATAAAAGGGAGAGATGTTAGAGTTAGAATAGTGACTAATCTATCTGACCCAGATACACCAGGAAAACAAGAAGAAAGAATTTCTTTAGATAATGTTTGGTTTAATTCAGTAGACCTAATTAACATTACAAAAGGAGAAGTAGTTGAGGAAGAATATCCATTTGGATTTACTCCAGAGGATCTAAAATATGAAAATGATATAAAATAGGAGGTTTAGATGTTAGTTACTGCTGATGAATTATTAGGACATGCTAAAAAGAAAGAAAAAGAGTCAAAATTTAAAGTTTATATAAATGAACTGGATAGAGAAATAGAATGTAATGTTATTTCAAGAAAGGAATACACAGAATTAATTTTAGGAAATTCAGATGATGTTGATGTGGAACTTATCTATAATTCATGTGATATTTTTAAAGATGATAAATTGATAAGAAATTTAGATTGTTCAATGAATCCTTTTGATGTTGTAGGAAAAATTTTATCTTCTTCGACTATCTATGGATTAGCCAAAACCATTTTAAAAAAATCTAACATAGAACAAGGTAACCCTGAAAAATATGTGAAATTATTGGATGATGATATAAAAAACTAATTGAAAAGGATTGGAGGATTTTTACTATATCTGAGTATATAAAAAAAGGATATAGTTTAAAAGAACTTCAATCCTTACCTTTTACAGAGTTATATTTTTTATACCAATGTATTTAGTTTTTAATTTGATAAAAAAGTCAAATCATAGTACAATAATCTTAATAAATTTTATTAGGAGGGTACTATGAAAAAATTTTTATTAATGTTATTTGTTTTAATATCTACTTTAACTTTTTCTATAACAGAAGAAGAGGTAAGAAACATAAAATTAAAACATTCAGAATATACTGATGTACAGGTTAAAGTAGATGGAAAAAATATTATTATTTTCCTAAAATTAAATGTAAAAGCTAGTGAGACAAATCAAGTTTCAAAATTTGTAATGGAAGATACAAAAACTATTTTTTCTTATTTTCAAAAGAAATATTCACCAAAGGATTATTGGGTTGTGGACATAAACTTTTTTATTCAAAATATGAAAGTTGCTAACACTAATGCTGCGAGTGAAACTATTGAGAAAATGAATATAAAAAGTCTAAATTTTAATAATGCCAAAAATAAATTAGATGCTTGGTATTATAATTGGGATTAGTAAATTTTTTATATTAACTTTAGAGATTAAGAGAGTTTTTTAACTCTCTTTTATTTTTTAGGAGGATTTATGAAAAATAATATATTGTCTAAAAATTATAAAAAAATCGTAATATATGATGAAGAAACAAAAAAAGAACTAGCGGTAATTACAGATGAAGAAGTAAAAACTGCTAGTTCAAATATTATAGTTAAGTTACAACCTTAACTACAACTACTTTATCCCTTAGGTGGATAAGGATCTTTTCCATAACTATTTTTTTCACGAATTTTTCCATCTTTTCCGTGAATAACAACTTCTGATTTTTGGTTTATGGCAATATCACGAGCTTTTTCTATAGCCTCTGCTTGAGTAGAAAAAGTTCCAGTAGCTTTTTCATTTCCTGCTCCTTTTACCTGCCATTTACCATCTTTTGGAACTACATGTTGGTCTTTTCCCATGTTGATAAACCTCCTTTCCTAATTCAATATTTGAGCCCCCTTTCCTATATTGGATTATAACTTTAAAAGGAGAAAAAGTAAAATTAAAAAAATTCTCTTGATTTTTATTTGAAAATAAAGTATATTTTTAGTATTAAATATATTTTATTGGGGAGTGAATATGTTGAAACTATGTGATGAGAATAAAGAAAGCATAAGATTTAGATTTTTAGGTAACAATGAAATTGATGCAAGAGATTTATCTAAGTTTTTAGATGCAACAGTAACAACTTTTGAAAAAATTGTAAATAACTCAGAACAAGATGCTTTTATCAAATTAAATATCTCTGCAATAGAAAAAGGGAGTTTTTTAATTGAACTAGTTTCTTTAATAAGTAAGAAACTTCCTAAAATTTTTGAAACAATAAAAAATTCAAAAGAAATTATTGGAGCTTTTAAAGAATTTTTAGAGATAAAAGAAAAATTGAAAGATAAAAATATAGAAGCTAAAGAAGATGGACTATATTATAAAGATACTAAAAAAATTGAAAATTATTATTATAAACCAACTATGATTATTATGGGAGATGCTAAAGCCAAAAAAGAAGTTGATGAAGCTTTAAGAAATTTTGCTATCAATCTTCCAAAAGAAAGAGAATTGAATATAGAAACTTCTATGGGAAATTTTAAAATAGATGATGAAGTAAAAGAAAATATAATAGAACCTCTTCCTGAAAAAGAGAACGAAAAAATAGTAACTCATGACACTTATAAAAGAGAAGTTATTGTAAAAAAACCAGATTTACCTTGCCAATCAATGTGGGAATTAATTACTGATAAAGTAATCAAAGCAACTATATTAGATGAAGATTTTAAAAAGTTAGTTATAGATAATAAAATAAAATTTGGAAATTCTGATAAATTGCTGGTTGATATTGAGGAAATAAAAACAGTAGATAAAGATTTAAATGTTTTAGATGTTCATTATAATGTTATAAAAGTTTACCTTAAAAATGATATAGAGCAAAAATCATTGTTTTAAAGAACCTATTTAATGGTTCTTTTTCTTTTTTTAAAAATTTCTCTTGACTTTGTAGCAACAAGATGTTATTATATCTATGTAGCAACAAAGTGAGGTGATTTTATGAAAGCTACTGATAAAACAAATTCTAATAAAGATTATATGCTTAGAGTTAGAATGGATAAGGAGGTTTTAAAAAAATTAGATGATATTTCTAATGCTAAAAATAAAAGTCGTTCTGAAACTGTAAGAGAATTAATTGAAAATGAATTTGAAAAAAATAAAAAATAGGAATTGCACTCCCTGAGAAAGATTACAATTCCTATCTCACCAAAGTATTGGTATGTAAATATTATACACTGCATACCTCTATTTTGGCAACTAAAAAATTAAAATGGAGGTATTTTTTTATGGAAAAACAAAATAAGAATTTTTTATTAACATTTATTGAATTAGCAACAGAAAAAGGAATTTTAAATGATGATATCACAGAACATAAGAAGAAACTATTTAATCTTATGAATGAAGTTGAAGAAAATTATGTTGGAGAAAAGAAAATATTTGTACAACTTGAAAGAGCTATTATAGATGTAATAGAACTAACACAACATAAGTACTTTGATTATGGAAAAATAGGAAATACTATTGATGAAGAATATCAACTTAGTAATTATGACCCATTTAAAAGATTAATGGAGGTAGAAAATGAATAAATTAAATAATAAAAATGAGATAATAACAATAAAAAATGTAAGAGGATATATAGATGAAAAAGGTATTGCTTGGCTAAACCTTGAAGATGTTGCAAGAGGTTTAGGTATAACTGATAAAGCTAAGAGTGGAAATACAGTAGTTAGATGGGCTAGATTAAAAGAATATTTAAAAGAATTTGGCATCGCCACTTGTGGCGACGGAGTTGGAAAAGAGAATTTACCTGAATATATTCAAGAAAATGTATTCTATAAACTATGTATGAAAGCAAATAATGAAGTTGCTAGAAAATTTCAAGACAGAGTATGTGATGAAATATTACCTAGCATTAGAAAATATGGAATGTATGCCACAGATGAATTATTAGATAACCCAGATTTAATAATAAAAATGGCAACTAGATTAAAAGAAGAAAAGGAAAAAAATAAAGAACTTGAAGATAAAATGAAAGAGAATAAGCCTAAAATAATATTTGCAGATTCTGTTGAAACTTCAAAAAATACAATTTTAATAGGAGAATTAGCAAAGATAATAAAGCAAAATGGAGTTGACATAGGGCAGAAAAGATTATTTTCTTGGTTAAGAGATAATGGTTTTTTAATTAAGAGAGAAGGAACAGATTATAATATGCCTACACAAAAATCAATGGAGTTAGAATTATTTGAAATAAAAGAAACAGCAGTAACACATTCTGATGGACATATATCAATAAATAAAACTCCAAAGGTTACTGGAAAAGGGCAAGTATATTTTATAAACAAATTTTTAAAAGATATAGCATAATAAACACCAAGAGGAGTATAAAAGCTCCTCTTTTTTATTGGAGGTGAGATTTTGGAGCATGTATTAAGTGCAACTCTTGAATTAAAAGATAAATTTACTTCAAAAATTAAGGTTGCAGGGAAAGAACTTGATAAGTTCACTAAAAAAATGCACCCTATAAAAAGTGCAGTTAAAGAAACATCTGAAAGTTTAAGAACAGGTATGTCAGATTTAAAAAACTTTGCAATAGCCGTTGGAGCTTTTAAGTTAGGTTCGGCTGTTTTTAGTTTTATAAAAGATGCCTATGTTGGATATGCCGAATTAGAACAGGTTTTGACAAAAAATAGAGCTATCATGAATGCTTCTCTTGAAGATTCTGCCAAATTAAAAGCACAAGCTATGGAATTAGGTAAAACTATGCCTTTTACAGCAAAAGAGGTAGCAGAGGCACAGATGTATCAAGCTATGGCAGGTATGAAAACTAATGAAGTATTAGAGATGACACCAAAACTTTTAAAACTCTCTATTGCATCAGGACAGGATCTAGCAAGTACAGCAGATATTCTTACAGATAACTTAACTGCTTTTGGCTTAGAGTTAAAAGATGCTGATAGACTGATGGATGTTATGGCAGCAACAGCTAACAATACAAATACCGATATTGCTGGATTAGGTGAAGCATACAAATATTTGGCAGCTACATCAAGAAATTTTGAAAGTATGGAAGAAGTAAACGTTCTATTAGGGGCTCTTGCTAATGCAGGTGTAAAATCAGGGCAAGCTGGAAGGAATTTAGCTGGGGTCTATACAAGACTTGCAAAAGCTACTCCTGATATGGAGAAAGCTATGAAAAAAGTAGGTATTACTATTTATGATAACAATGGGAAATTTAAGGGGTTAAGAAAAATCATAGAAGAAATGAGACCTAAACTAGCAAGAATGACGGAAGAACAAAGAAACTATTTCTTAGCTACTATCGCTGGAACAGAAGGATTAAGAGTAATGGCAACTTTATTAGGAACAACAGAAGAAGGAATGAATGCGGTTGCAAAAAGTATATATGAATCAGGAGGAGCTATTAACAAATATTATGATATTACAAAAGATACTCCTGAAAACAAGATAAAAGCATTATCTAGTGCTTTTGATAATTTTAAACTTACTATTGCCGCAGCAGCAGCTCCTGCTATAACAGGAATGGTTGAAGATTTAACAAAAAAAATAAATGAACTTGCTGACTCTGATACATTTAGCAAGGAAAATGTTGAATCTTTTTTTAATGCTATTAAAGAAGGAGCAAAAGGAGCTATGGATACATTAGATGCCTTGATGTTAGCATTAAAACCAATTATTTGGGGATTAAAAACGGTAGGTTGGGTTGGGAGTGCAGGTAGAAATATAGGACATGGTTTTTTTACTCCTTTAAGTATTAAGCAAACAGAAGAAGATACAGCTATTCAAGAAGAGTATCAAAGAATAGCTATGATGCAATCCACTAATAAAGAAGATGATGAAAAAAGAAAACAAAGATGGATAGAAAATAAAAAAAGAGAAGATGATTTTTACAATAGTTTAGACAAAGGAAAATCTTTTACAAGTGGTAGAATGCAAACCTTTTTAAAAGAAAGAGGTAGAAAAGTTGGAGAAAAAGTAAATCTATCAGATGAAGAGTATGAAGAAATGTATTACTATATTGGTGGTGGAAATAGTATCTATAAAAACAAGAAACCACAGGAAAAAATAGCACAAGAGAAAGATAAAAAAAGCACAACTAATGGTTATAAATATATTATAAAACCGCCAGAAAGGCAAAAAACAGATATAGAAAAAGTTAGTGATAAATTAGGGCTTAAAGCTCCTGTATCTCCATTATCAACTACATTTTCTCCTCAAGTAAATGTTAATATGGGGGGAATTGTAATAAAAAATGAAGCTGATGTAGAAAAAACAGCCGAAATGTCTAAACAAAAAATAATTGCAGAGTTGAAAAACTATGTACAAGTAACAAAATAAAGGAGATGATGTTATGAGACCAACATTCATACTGGTTAAAGATAGCACTAATACTCCTTTTTTCTTTGTAGTACCACCTTTGGATTTAAGGATAGAGAGTGACCAGGATTTACAAACTATAAAAATAATTGATTTAGGAGAAAAAACATTAATTGGAAATAGAAAAGCTGAAAAGATTAGTTTTTCTACTTTTTTGCCAAGTATGAAATCTCCTTTTTTTAATTTTATTTTGTCTGCTGCTCCTACTAACTCTATGGAAACATTAAAAAAGTTAAAGAATGATAAGGAAAAATTAACTTTAATTATTCCAGAGTTTAACATTTTCTTTAAATGCTATATCCAAACTTTGTATTTTTCTGTTACTGAAAGAACAGGAGATATAGATGTAGAAATAACTCTTGTAGAGATAGAGAAAAATAAAACTCTAACAGATGTAGCAAGAGGATTATTAGAGAGGTAAATATATGAAGAAACTAAAAATTTTTGTAAATGGAAAAGAATATAAAAATATATTTACTAGGGTTATTTGGAGTGGAGCAATTCATGGAACTGCAAGGAAATTAGAAGTTGAGTATCTAGGAGATATTATAACTAATATTGGAGATGAAATTATATTTTCTTATGAAGATGAAAAAATGTTTTATGGTAAAGTTTTCCAGCATTCTAGGAAAGGTGAAACTGAAATAAAAAGTTTTTATGCATATGATAATTCTATTTATCTGAATAAGAATAATTTTGTTAAAAACTTTTTTCAGAAAAAACCATCAGAAATATTAAAAGAAATCTGCGGGGAACTTAACTTAAAAGTAGGCAAAATTCCAAAAGATGAAGTTACTTGTACTTATCCAGCTATTGATAGAAGCGGATACGAAATTATATTGAATGCATACACTATTCAACATAGAAAAAATAAAAAGATTTATTCTATTGTAAGTAATGACCAAGCAATAGATATAGTTGAGCAAGGTACTTATACAGATGTCCTTTTGGCAAGTGCTGATAACATTTCCACATCTTCTTATGAAGAAAGTATAGAAAATATGATAAATCAAATTGTTATCTATAAAGTAGAAAAAGAAAAGCAGCAAATACTTAATAAAGTAGAAAATGCAGAAGATAAAAAGAAGTTTGGACTATTCCAACAAGTTATGGAATATGAAAAAGATGTAGATAATATAGCAAATGCTAAGGATATGTTAAAAAGTGTAGAGAAAAGTGCAAGGATATATTGCTTAGGAAACATCTTAATCCAAGCTGGATATAACATTGGAATACAAGAACCTCACACTGGACTGATTGGAAGTTTCTTAGTCAAATCAGATACTCATATATTTGAAGGAGAAACTTATTTCTGTAATATTGAGTTAGCTTTTGAAAATGTTATGGATAAAGTTCAATTTGAAAATAAAGAAAAAGCTAAGAAAACTAAAAAGAAAAAAGGTAAAAAAGCAAAGAAGAAAGACAAAATAGATGAGTTATTTCCAGAAGGGTGGGATAAAAAGAAATGAGTGAATTAGGAAGTTTAGTAGGAGAAATGATAGCACAAGCAACTAAGGGGAGTCCCATTATAAAAGCTACTGTGGAAACACCACCACCAAACTTGACCATTAAATTTGATGGACAAGTTATACCCAGTAAGCAGATTTATTGCAGTAATTATTTATTGCCTCATTATCATAGAGATTACAGTATTGATGGAATTATTGATAATATTGAAATTAATGTATCTAGCTATGATTATGATAATACAACAACCGATACAAAAGGGCACGGTATTCCAAAATTAACTGGAAGTGGAAAATATAAGGGCAGTGGTATTTATAAATCCCACAAGGATATTTGGTTTGAAGATACTTTAAAAAAGGGTGATGAAGTGTTAGTTGTAGTTCTAGGAGTATATTATGTAGTCGTTACAAAAATAGTTAAAATGCCTAGTGGAGCAATAGAGGGGGTGTAATGTGGAAAAAGATTTCAATATTTTTCTTAAAAAAGCTGAAACAGAAGTTGAAGAAATGCCTATTTTTAAAGAGTATGCTATTGACTTCAAAACAGGAGAGTATATAAAAGATGAAAATAACGATATTAAAGTTTTAGAGAAAAACGAAGCCTTAAAAGTATGGATATTTAAAGCATTGAAAACTGAAAGATTTAGATATGCTGATGTACATAGTGATAATTATGGAAGTGAATTAGAAACTAATATTGGTACTATCTATCAAAAATCTGTAAAAGATGCATTAATGATAAATCAAATAAGAGATACTTTGTTAGTAAATCCATATATTTTAGAATGCTATAATTTTGACATTTATAATGAAAATGAGTATGCTCCACAGATAACCTTTAATGTTAGAACTATTTATGGAGAACTAGAAATGGAGGTGTAAAGTGAAAGATAGAATAGAATTAAGAAATAATTTTCTGGATAATCTTAAGAATCCACTTTCAAAAATGGAAGGTACTTTCAATTTTGATATTGCTGCCACTTTTGGAATTACTGCAGAAGAAGTTTACAAAGAATTAGAGTTTTGGGAAAAGCAAACTTTCATAGATACTGCCACAGAAGATGAATTTGTTGACAAACATGCGTTAATGTTTGGAGTAAAAAGGAGATTAGGAACTAAGGCAAAAGGCACTGTAAAAGTAACTGGAAAAGCAAACTCTATTATAGAAGAAAATATAATATTTTTAAACAGAGATGGGATAAAGTACAAATCTTTAAGAAAAGAATATTTAAGTCCATCAGGAGTTGCAGAGATAGAAATAGAATGCTTATCAGAAGGAAAAATAGGTAATGCTGCAATAGGAGAAATTACAACTTTTGAAATTCAAAATAGTAATATTTACAGTGTTATAAATGAAAAAGAGATTATAAATGGTTATGATAAAGAACCTAATTCTGTATTAGTTGCAAGGGCTAAGGAAAAAGCTACAAGACCCGCTCACAGTGGAAATATTTATGATTATGAGCAATGGGCTAGGCAAGTTGATGGAGTTGGAAAAGTCTTAGTAAAACCTCTTTGGAATGGAAACGGAACTGTTAAAGTTCTAATTGCTAATTATAATAATGACATTGCAGACTCAAGTCTAATTCAAAAAGTAAGAGAAAGAATACAGAGAGATGATGGTAGACCAGTTGGAGCTGATGTTACAGTTGATAGTTTTACTGCTAAAAATATAAATGTGAGTATACAAGTTATATTAAAAACAGGCTTTTCCATATCAGATATAAAAGAAAAGATTGAATCTCTTTTGAAAGCTGTTATAAAAACTGGAAGTGCTACCTTTGAAAAAGCTAATAAATCTATATTATCTATTAATCGTTTAGAGAAAGCTATTTTAGAAATAGAGGGAATAAATGACAACTTTGTAAAAGTAAATAATTCAAATTCCAATTTAGAAATAGCAGAAGATGAAATATTGATAGTTGGGACAGTGGTTATAAATGAGTGATAGATTAATAAAAAAAGTATCTAAAATAGCTAGAAACAGTTTACAAAAAGATTTAATTAGAACACTAGATCTGATGTGTGAATATGTTAAAAATGATATACAAAAATACAAGGAGCTATTATTTATAGCTTTTTTTAATGAACAGCAAGTAGCAAATTATGAAAGATTTATGGAGCTAGATTATAAGAGTGGTTGGAGTTTACAAGACAGAAAAGATAGAATTATCTATACTTTACTATCTAAAAATATTTTTACACCTCATGTTTTAAAAGAACAAGCCAAGATATTCACAAATGGAGAAATTGAAGTTATTGAAAATTATAATGATTATTCTTTCATAATAAAATTTACATCAGTAGTCGGAATACCATCTAATTTAGATAACTTTAAAAACTTTATACATATTAATAAACCTGCACATTTGAATTTTAGTATTGAGTTTAGATATAACACACATAACCAGGTAGCTTATTTATTGCATAATTCTTTAAAATTAAAAACTCACAAACAAATTTATGACACTAGATTATATGAAGATAGTGTAGTAGTAGGAAAGTATCATAAACATATAGAGATAAATAATTTTAAAAATGATGAATTAAAAACTAAAACACATAAAAATATCTATGATGAAAGGAGATAAATAAATGGCTAAATATACGGAACATTTAAAATTAGTAAAACCAGAGGGAAATGAGTATTACAATGTGGAGCAGTTTAACCAGAATGCAGAATTGATTGATAAAGAAACAAAAAAATTAAGTGAGGAATTAGCAAAAGTACAAGAAGGAGCGACAAAAGAAAAAAAAGGAATTGTACAATTTGGTACTGAGGAAGGAAAAGCATTAGAGGGAATGATGTTAGCTAGACTTGCTGGATGTGTTGGGTATGGTGGAGATATACAAACAGCAGGAGTAAAAGATGTTAATTACATTTACTATGATAGAAATACTAGAAAGATGTACAAGTGTTTAAATCAAAATAGTGATGTATCAGCAAATGTTGCAAACTTTGTTCCTTTGGATAATAACTCACTTTTGGATAGATTGGAAAATTTATTTACAAATACAGTTGAATTAGCAATTAAAATAACTAAAAGTACAAATATTCCAGAATTAAAAAATTATAAATTTTGGTTTATAGAAATAAGTATTTCTATTCATCTTGATAGGATAAGCCATCAAAAATATACTTTTACAACTAGCTCAGCTATTGATTTTTTCTACAATGATAATTTCCATACCCTTGGAAAATATGCAATCCAAATTAATAGAAATGGAGAAGTTATATTAAAGGGAGAAGCAGTAGACAAAGGTTATGTTAAAGTTACTATTTATGGGATATACTAACTTTAATATTAATTTTCCTCTAAAAATAACATACTCTATGTTTTAGATCTAATTTGTTAGTTTATATTTCTGAAAAAACAACAGATTTAACTGGACAAATTATTGTTATTTTAAATTAAGTTAATTCTTCTCCATTGTGTAAAAGTAGAATTAGTATCAGTTATAGCCCTATAAAAAATAAGTCCTTTGAAGCTATACAGAACTTGTTGGCAATAACTATTAGTACTATCTAATGCAAAAACAACTAAATAAAAAGCTCTTCCTTCATTGTTATTTAACTCTGTTGGCAGTCCAGAGATATTATTATCCCATTTAACAGACACATAAAAGCCTGGCTCTATAATACTATTTAGATTTACATTGTTAATTTGTGCTAAGGTTAATTTAGTTTTTTCCTCTTTGGTTGTGTATAAATTTTCCAATTTATATACATTTTAAAAATCTATCTGTGATGGAACAGATAACCTAAAATACTAAATTTTTTTGAAAGGAGAAAAAAATGAAAACAATAAATTTTTATAAAAAAGATAAGTTAATCTTTTCTGTATATGCAGAAAGTTTAGAAGATGTCTTAAAATCACCTCTTTCATACTTTCCTAACTATACTCAAGATGTGATAATCACTGATGTATCTTATCAATACCCCATCTATAAAGATGACACACTAAGAGAAATGACAAGAGAAGAAAAGGTAAGAGCTGGAATAGATGTTACATTGGAAGATGGAGAAATAATAAAAGATAAGAAAATTATAACAGTGCCAAAACCACAAGGAAATCCAAAGTATTTAAGTTGGAATAAAGAAAAAGGTTTATGGTTGTTAGATAATGAAAGAGAATATCAAGATTATATAAATCTAATAGATGATTTAAAAGAAAAGTCACTAGACTATGGATTTGATTATAATGTGGATGGTAAAGAACACAGGCAAAAATGTAGGGATAAAGATATTGCAAAAATGGTTGCAACAGTTGTATCTTTACAACTTGCAAAAAGTATAGGAGTTGACAAAAAAGTTATTTGGTACTTTTATGATAATTTTGGTATGGTTGCTGGGTTAGAAGAGTTAGGAAAATTAATGCTATATGGAACAACATTTGTCCAATCAGTATATGATACAGAAAATTATTTTAAAACAAAAGTCAATCCAAAAGATGTTACAAGTGCTGAGTTTGAGAGCAAAAGAAAAGAAATGCACAATGCACTAGCAAAAGGCTAATTTTAAGAGTTTCTATTATTAAAGGTAGTTTTATATAGCTACCTTTTTTTAATGGCTTTAAATGGCAAATTACAAGGTCGGTTTAATAATTTTTATATAAAGGAGTTGATAAGTATGTACACTTTATCACAAACCAGCTTGGATAAATTAAAAGGAGTACATCCAAACCTGGTTAATTTTTTTAAAGAATTAATCTTAGTAAGCCCTTGGGATTTTAAGATTACAGCAGGAGTTAGAACAGCAGCAGAGCAAAATTCAGAATATCAAAAAGGTAGAACATCATCTGGAATAAAAGTAACAAAAGTAGATGGCTATAAACAAAAATCTAATCATCAGACAAAATTTGATGGACTTGGTTATGCGGCAGATATTGGAGTACTTGTTAAAGAAAAGGTTATAGAAAAAGTTAAAGAAAATGGGAAAGAAGTAGAAAAAGAAATTGAAAAAACAGTTTATAAGGGAAGTTGGAAAGATTTTCATTACTATCAAGACATATATAACACAGCTAAAAATGCTGGATTGTTAGAAAAATATGGCATTGAATGGGGTGGAAATTGTTGGAAATCATTTAAGGATGCTCCACACTGGCAAATTAAAGGAGCAGATAAGGTAGCTTTTAAATAATAAATAGTCTGACCAGACAATTATTATAAAAATTAAAAAACTTTAGGAGGTTTAAATTATGAAAGATTTAGTAGTTGGATTAATTTTAAAATTATGGGCATTTTTAACAGGATTTACTTTGGAACAATGGGGATGGATGGCATTAGCCACTATAATAGTTGCTTATATGGTTTATAACAGAAAGAAGTATGTGCAAATATTTGATAATGCAGTGGTGTATGCAGAAACATCTTTTAATTATGGAGATAATCTTAAAAAACTAGATGGAGCAGTAAATTTTATAATAGAAAGAACAAATACTGTTCCATTTTTTGCTAGAATTATGATTAGAAGATTTTTAAGTAGAAAAAGAATGGTAGATATCATAGAAACAACACTACAAAAGTTTTCTAATGTATTTGGAACAGGAAGAAAAATAGACATAAAAGGAAATGAGGAAGATGGAGAAAACTAAATTAAAATTAGAGTTTCTTTCAAACAAAAAAGCAGTTTTGCTCCAAGATTATATCTATTCGATTAATGGCTATGATATTAAGGTATTTAGAGGTTTCGTTACTGATGGAGCCTCCGTACCTAAATCTTTACAGTGGCTATATAATCCTTATGGCAAGTATATTAATGCAGCAGTTATACACGATTATTTATACTCAACATATAATAATACTGGAATTAATCGTACCTTAGCAGATAAGATATTTAATTTTATTATGAAAGAAACTGGGATAGATAATAGAACAAGAAGAAAATTTTATATAGCAGTTAAGTATTTTGGGGAAACATCTTGGAAGCCTAAATTGCAGAATGAAGGTTATAAAGATAGGGCAATAATAGATCATACTAAAGAGGCTAAAGAGTATTATGCATACTGGTATGATAAATTAAAATTATAG